ACCAGAAAGGCTGAAGTCAGAAGGAGGAACAATGATTGGAGGCTCAATCGTAATGACTGCATCGCCACCACCACCTTGACCAAAGTCAATTGGAGCAGGTACTGGTACTGGAGGTAGTCCACCTTCTTCTTCTGTAGGCATCTATTAATCCATAGATATAGTAATGCCAGCAATGTTGAACTGAAGGGATTGAGTAGACGCTACAGTGACAACACTATCAAAATTACCGTATAGCAGACAAGTGCCAGCTGAAGCAGCAGTATAAAAACCCACACCATAAACAGAAGTAGAACCCCAACCTGAGTTAGTGAATGTAATAGCCCCTGTATTAGTAACTGCACTGCCACTTGTTGATGCTCCAAACGCAATCGCTTGACGAGAACTACCACTCATCTCAGTTTGTGCTGAGTCAGAACCAGCCGCACTCAAGATACCAATATACGTAACTTGACCAGCCGTATATCCGGTTCCATTCAATATAAGATTAATCAACGCACTCTCAAGAGTGTTCGTCATAGCAGTAGTAGTAGGCATCGCTTATTCCTTAGTTAGGGTCTATTCCACTTACGTTGGATGATACCGCAGTAGTCGTGACTGTTGCTGTCCACGCATCCGTAGTGTCATCTTCCTTCTTCACAACCATCTGAGAACTACCAACGTTTATCTTGTTACGCAACGCACGTAGAGCAGAACGTACAGTACGCTCCTCAGCAGTACCAGCATTCAAACTACTACCAAGGTCTCGTGCAAGCATCTCATCCGCAAGAGCATTCGTCTGTAACTTCTCACCAAACGAACCGGCTCCTGTATGACCAGTACGTTGTTCGTCCCATACACCATCAATAATGTTGTCAGGCGTAGCGACAGTTGCAACAGAGCCAGTAATATTTCCAACTACGTTGCCAACTACACCACCTACGGTTCCTGTTACGTTACCTGCCACGTTGCCTGTAACACTACCAACTGAGCCTGTAGTACTGAATGACTGAGGAGTCGATAGTGAGTAGCCAGCCTTATCTTGTATAGATGCACCAATAGAACCAGCATTATTATGTATTGATGCGACTGCATCAAGAACAGCAGACGCTGTTTGTGCAGCGGTCAAACCACCAGCACTGAGCTTGATAGTCAATACAGCACCATTAGTTCCAGATGCTCCCCTAACAACAACTGTTACGTCATCAGCACCAGCATTAAGTGCAGCGTCAGGTAGGTCGAGTCTGTAAAGACCCGGAACAGTAGCAGAGTCTATCTCGGCAAAGCCACCACTTACCCACGTTGGGTTAGGAGCGGCAACCAGCGTGATAGGCGTAGGTGCGGCTCGGTTGCGGACGTAGTATGCCGCTAGACCAGAGGTAGCAAAGGTAAGCCCTGTAGCACCGAGATAGAGTTCTACGCTTTGTGATGTTGAGCCGGGAGCGATTGTGATGGCGGATGCGTTGCGTTCTACTCCACCGTTGTATTGAATGTTTGTCGGGTTGCTTGTAATAACCCGGTAAGTACCAGACCCTGCATCTGGACTTGTACCAGTCCACGTTACACCGTAGAGGTCGGTTGCTGGTGCTCCTGTGGCGTTGCCGAACGACTTGTTCGGGCTATTGTCATAACTTGTGCCCGGTTGCAGATTATTGAGTCCAAACAGAAGGCTTTCAAAAGAGTCAACACCGAACACGCCGGTTGTTGTACTAGTCACAGATGTCGGGATGTTGATAACATCGGTAGTACAACTGACAAATCGGTTATATGTTTGTGCGCCACTTACGGAAGATGTGCCTTGAATCGCCGTTCCACATCTTTTGAACAAACAGTTTTTAATTGTAAGGAAAGCGTTCGCTCCGCCACCAGCTTGAAGAATTGCAGATGTTTGTCCAACAAATGTGCAGTTAACTACTGACGCTGTAAGAAAATAAAGCGGCAGACAATCTGTATGTGCATCGAAATAACAGTTAGAAAATATCGTGGTATCTGTTGATTGAGAAGCACCAGTTAAATACGCTCCAATTACTGAAGATGGTCCAAAATAACAATTTGTAATAGACGCATCAAGCGGAGTTGACGCAGTAGCAGTAAGTCTGAGTTGTCCTCCACTACTTAAGCCGGGTGCATTCTCCGTCCTAAATACGCATTTATCAAACTGAATATAACGACTAGTAAAAAACTCAACAACACTTACAGACGATGTATGACTACCTTCAAAAATCATATTTGAAAAAGAATAATAGTTTTTAGATGTACCACTTATTAGGTATGTATTAGCAAATGTTACCGATGTGCCAGCCGCATTAAATGCTGACAACTTAACTACTCCAGCATTTACACCGGGGAACTGTGACGCTGTTGGATTTCCAATAATCTGAACTTTGCTGGTTGGACTAGTAGCAAGTACATTTATACTCTCGGTATAAGTACCCGGAGCGATGTAAACAATATCCCCACCTGTTACAACAGACCCAGATGCAAACACTTTGCCTATTGTCTGCCACGCTTGAGTAGTGGCAGGACCTGTGCCAGTATTGGAGTTGTCACCGTCAGTTCTGACGTAATAAGTAGCCATTATTCAGCTGTTCCTGCCACGATTTCTTGAGCCATAATCGATGCAAATTGATTGGAATAAAACCGTTGAAACTGAGCATCTTGTAGAACCCACCAACCAAATACAGATGTGCCATCAGGTCCAAACGTACCCAGCAGGTTGCCCTCATTATCACAGATGTCACCAAAGACAATCCAGTCACCGGGGACATTGGGATTAGGTTCTAGCCTGTAGTTCTGGATGTTCATTTGCCCACCTTTAGCGCATTGATGCCCGTACCCTTGAACGGCATCGTGAGGAACGCCAGCACACTAGAAACCGCGGCAGAGACACCCGCCGCTACCGCTTTGCTCCCGTAGAGTGCCAGCACTGTGCCCAGCTCACTGATGTCGTGTGCTTCGGATGTCCTGACCCCATCGCCGAATACCGAAGTGAATGCAGCTGTAAAAGCGATAAGAGCAATAACTAGCAACCTGCTTATACTGATTTGATTCATGTAATACCTCTACGCTGGGTCAACGCCAGTAATAGTCTTACTGCTATCACTACTACTCACTGTAGCAGACCACGCAGTACTCGTATCGTCTTCTTTGTAAACAGTCATCTCATTATTGATGACTGTAGTCTTATTACGCAAACCTCTTAGAGCAGACCTTACAGTCCGCTCGTTGATTGTTCCTGCACCTGAACCACTGCCTACATCTCTTGCAAGGAGTTCATCTGCCATTACATTATCTTGCAACTTAGCACCAAACGTACCAGCCGTTGTGTGATTGACCTTCAACTCTTCCCACACGTTAGATGGGATATCACCCACTTCACCATCGATGCCATTTGCAAGTGAATTTGTTTCCATAAGGACACCACCAAAGGTGGTTGCATCAACGTATCCAGTAGGTGAAGCACCCCATACAGCAGTTGCTGTCTGCGCTCCTGTAAGACCACCACTCGAAAGCTTGATGGTCATGACTGCACCGTTAGTACCAGATGCGCCTCTGACTACTACAGTCACGTCATCTGCTCCTGCTAGAAGTGCGGCATCAGGAAGGTCGAGTCTGTAGACACCGGGCATATAAACTGAATCTACTTCAGCAAAGCCACCAGCAATCCATCCTCCAGTAGGTGCTGTACCGTCAATAACACGTGCTACAAGAGGGATGTTTACGCTTGCTGTGCGTGAGCGGTTGTATCGGGCTGTGAGACCACTTGTGGAGGCTGTGAGACCTGTAGCACCGAGGTAGATTTCAATACTTTGGGAGGTGCTTGCTGGAGCAATGGTGATGGCGGATGCGTTCCGCTCGTTTCCGCCGTTGTATGCAATCTGTGATGGAACACTGGTTATAACTCGATATGTTGCCGAACCACTGTCAGGATTAGCACCAGTCCACGTCACACCATACAGGTCGGTAGCAGACGCATTTGTCGCGATTCCGAATGATGCGTTAGGGCTTGTCAGGAAAGAACCAAACACCTGCGTATAGTTGAGTCCGTGCAGTAATGCATACCCAGACTCGATACCACTTCCGCCAGCGTAGACACTATTTGCACCGAGTGATGCACCTGAAACGTTAACATTGATTGCTCCACCAAGCACTCGATTATAATCTTCGGTCAGCATTCCATTTGTGCCAACATTGTACAAAAACCTCAAACTATTCATAATCAAGCAGTTATTTACTGTAGTTGGAAACGAAAGACTTCCGCTGTTTAGAACGAGAAAGTTTCCTTCAGGGACTGATACTGTACAGTTTGTGACTTTTGCTCCAAGGTTTGTCATAGAGCAAAACCAAGACATCCTATAAATTAGACAGTTTCTAATAATCGTAGTGTCTGAAACATTTGAGCCAGTCAAGTCTACGGAAGGGTTGCCACCTCCGCCCATAAATATACAATTTGTGACTGAGAGGTTAAGTGCCGCCGATGTTGGTGGGGTACAAACCAATGTTCGGTTAAAGTTGCTAGTAGATTCAAAAACGCATTTATCAAAACTATTACTTGCGCCAGTCAATAGGCTTACAAGGTGGTATCCATTGGCTGATAATTGTCCCCCGTACCAGTGAATGTTTGAAAACTTTAGGTTTGATTTACCTGTGCCGGATAACAATATAGCACTGATTGAAACGGCAGTTTGTGCAGCGTTAAGGTTACTGTGCCGAACCGGAGCGGCAGTCATGCCGGGAAAGAATGTAGCGGTCGGGTCACCAATAATAAACGTTGACGCGCTATAGGTTCCACCGATAACTACCGATTCGATGTATGTTCCCGGAGCGATGTACAGCGTGTCACCGGATGCAATGCCTGAAGCCCCTAGTGCTTTTTGCAATGTAGCCCAAGCGGTAGACGGTGATGTTCCAGCGAGTGAATCGTTTCCGCCATCTGCCGCAAGTTTCACATAATAAGTAGCCATTATTCCGACACTCCACTTGCAATTTGTTGCGCCATCACAAGCGAAAATTGATTGACAATATTCGTCTGAAACGCTTCATCCTGCTGAACCCACCAAAAGTTCACACTTGTACCATCAGTCCCAAAAGTGCCGAGAAGGTTGCCGGAGTAATCGTAGATGTCACCAAAGACACGCCAGTCTGTAGACGGTGCTGGTTCCTTTTGGATGTAGAAGTTTTGCAGGTTCATTTCTTCACCCTACGCTTATCAATAGCGACCATCGCAAGGTCACGCAACTTCTCAAGGTCACCCACACTCATAAAGTCTAAGTTGTCAGCAATCTGACTGAGAATCATAGCCTCACCAAAAGGTATCTTGACTTCAGGAACATTAGTAGTCTTCTTCAATAACTTACTTAGCCAGCTCATGTTATTTCCTTTTTAGTTGACTTACCAAAAACTAAGTCACTTGGCGAACTCTCACGTATATGTTTCAATACTACTTCTTTTTGAGACTGCAACTGAAAGACTTTTGCATCTGAGTCCTGACGCACAAAGAATGCTATTACCGCAGTTGCCAGTGCAGGAACACCTGCACGTACTCCTTCAATAGCACACAACGTAAACGCCTTCATAACATAACCAAACGTGGCAGTATCTGGTATGTGCCTTGCTTCCCACTCCATATTGAATGCGGGTCCAGCACTAGCCATAAATGCACCAAGTGCAATCCATACCAGTCTACTCCAAGCTATGTTCATCTTGATGTCTTAGTCTTTTCCTCTAGGACTCTAAGTCGTTCCTTGACATTCTGCAACTCTTTATCCAGCCGTACAATCTCAACTCGCATATCGTGAATGCTACTCTTGAGGTCTTTATACTGAATCTCACTTTGTGTTGTAAGGTTAGCCAGCATAATCTCAAGCTTGTCTACTTTACGTACAAACGTAAATGATGCGCCTAAGAATGACGATACGCCGGTGAGCAAAGTAGAAAGTACTACTGGGAGGATGTCTTTAGCTTCCATCGGAACCACCTGTAACTGGAGGGATTGCAAATGGAGAACCTGGCATACGCAAGAATGTATCAAGTTGAGACCACAATCTCATACGAGTCTCGTTGTACCAATTTCCCCAGAAGGCACGTTGAGCAACAGATGGGTCATCCGTATTCTTTAATGCCAACTTGTAGGCAGCGTAACTAGCCCACATTCTTAACTGCAAGTCATCAGGAATAACCGTAACAGATGTAGCACCAATATCACCAAGTGTGCCACAACCATAAACAGTAAATACAGTGGATGCTGATGGAGCAGGATAAATCCTTATCTGGTAATCACCAGAGCGATACCAATACTTAGGCGTACCAGCCGCTGTAGACTCGAACGTGGGGTCATATGCCCTTAGGGTAGGTTCACTACAGTGGACTAGGTTTGTAAGCCCAGATTGGACAGTAAGAGGAAACCACATACTACTAGCGTCGTTCACCGTTGAAGCGTCAGTTGGTACATAGGTTGAGTCTAGGCTGATGCTAGACAAGTTGATAATAGGATTGGACTGAGTAACTGTTCCTTTTGCTGGAACGTATATACAAGTCCTACACGTTTCTTTAATAGCTTCGTTGAGGTAAACCTCAATCGTTTGATTGGTCGTAGTCGTAACAGTTCCTGAACCATCGCCAACTTCACCTACTGAGGAGTTAGTTGCTTCGTTCAAGAGGCGAATAACCTCTGATGTAAGTGTAGTCAGGGTTGCCATTAAACTGTCCTTCGACCATAGATAGCAGAGTTAGATTCAACCATACCCAGTCTATCTAAATATTCTGCCTTATATATAGCAAGTACATTAGCATCCTTCATCTGCATAGCACGAGAGTAAAGAACACTAAAAACAAGACAGTCGTGTGCTGAGTCTGGTAATGGACACTCTTGGTCATCTGCCAGAGGTACAGCATTACCGTTCGTATCGTACTGCCATATCATTCCAGGCTGACAGTAACCTTCAATCATCACGCCGTTTGTAACACTTGAGATTGGCGTAGGAAGGAACCTAAGCCTATTCGTTGCATAAAGTATGCAAGCGTCAATAACAGCGTCACCTTGAGTCCTATAGCGGTCTACTTGCCTATCAGCAAAGTCTAACAGTCGTAGCCGTCGGTACTCGTTGTCTTCTAACTTGAATACTCCCCTAATACGATACATATCAGGGGAGCAATACTCGTCTGTACCATCTTCTAAGTCTAGGTAACGTCTGCCAAACAAACAGTCTGTTTTACGGGCTATCTGATTGGCAGCTTCCAACACTAGGTATTCCAAGCCAAATGGGTCAAGGTCTTGCTTGCTACCAAAGTGGTGCAAACCTATCATCCTGACCTTTTGTTTGATTTCACCTAGTGTCATCTTGTTACCTTAGTTTAATTAGAGACCGACCGAACCGTCACGTCCATTGACAATTGCAGCCATCAGGATTGTTACCGTCCCAGCACCACTTGATGTAGTGCCAGTAATCTGAAGCTGAATATATGGTCGTGGTGTCAACAATGGAAGGTAAACAACCTTTGTTACACTTACAGTCGTATCAAGCGCAGTAGCAGCAGTAACTGGAACTGAAGAGGAAAGCGCACCGGCGTTTCCACTTGTTGTTGCAGCAGTACTTCCAACTACACTAAGTGTTGGTGTTCCTGCACCAGATACAGATGCATTGTTCTGGTAGATAACCTTGACGAACTGTGGGCTATTCTGACCGTTGTTACCAACGAGTGCAGCAGCTGTAGATGTCTTGGTATCTGCCTGAGAACCAAATGCAGCAGCGTCTGCTACAATCTCATTCCAGGTTTGGAATACATCAGATGCAACTGTATATGCCTTGCTACCAGAGTATGTAGCAACAGTCTGAAGGTTACCAGAGCCAGAAACAGGAGCCTGAGCAATTGTTCCAGTTCCGTCAGCAACAGTAGAGAATTTGAAGGAAGCCTTCTTATCACGTGCCATTTATTTTCTTCCTTTCTATTATGCGACTCGGCAGAACAAGCGACCAACAGCACGAGTGTGTGGAATCCACAAACCGATACCCCAGTCGAAGACAACGTTGTGCATGATGCCATTTTCCTTGGAAAGACCAAGGTAGGTTGGCTTGAATGGTCCACTCTGCCATCCCTGTGCATATCCAGTTCCATAACGAACTGCATAGATAGAGGAAGCTGTAGAACCTGTAATACCAGATGCGGTCTGAGTATCCGAGATTACACTCGTAGTACCGTCAGCCTTACGACCAACTGTACGAATGGTTGCATTCTTGTACTTCTCAACTGGGCGGTCGAACGAGTCACGAGTGACATCAAAACCAGCACCAATACCCATAAGGCGGATAGCAAACTCAACAGAACGCTTTGTCTTCTCAGACATATACAGAACAACACCATCTCCATCTGGGGAGTTCATGTTGTCAAGTAACTGCTGGAGGTAAGCAAAGAATGCGTTGGCATTACCAGCTACGGTTGTAGTAGAGACATCAATACGTGCAGCGTCTGGTGCAATCAAAGACATTTCAGAAGGAATGTCAAAGTCACTAGGGTTGTCCATACGATAAGCAAGACCCGGAAAACAGTCAATATTGCCTGTTAGCGGGTTATTATTAACGAACTTATCGTTGAAGTCGTAAGCAAAACCTTCGAGGAAGATTTGTACCTGAGCTTCGATTGGGTCGATGATATTCGTAGGTTGGTCGAGCAGAACGTGGTCTACAAGAATCTTGTTACGAATAAGATACATCTGCTCTTCGTAAGACTTTGGTCGACCCTTAACCGCTACCGGCTCAGAGTTAACGCCAGTCCAGTTTGGCGAAGGGATACCTGAGTTCAGGTAACGAACACCAATCTGCTTGAGCGATGGGGAAGTATAGAGAGGAATATCCTTAAGGGCATTCCAAGTCTGATGAAGAGATTTTGTGATTTCCTTGACGAGAGGGTCGTTGCTAATAGCTGCTTGGTCCGCAAGCGTCAAGGCTCCGTTAAAGTCAATAGCCATTTACTTAGCCTTTCCTACATTGTTCGATTTCGGTTGATGCCCATCAATTCTGATAGACCCATCCGACGTGGTGATTGTTGTGAGCCACCAACCACTGGAGCCGCTGAACCCGCCTGAGATTGCGGGGTCGGAGTACGTTGACCTTGAACAACCTGTTTGGTAAGTTCTGGCAAAAGTGATTGTTGAAGACTTTGAATCTGGTCGTGAACTAAACGTACTGCATCTGATGGTTTAACACCAGCAGATACAAGACTGTCCACCATATGACTCGCCTTCTGTGCCAACGGATACTGCTGGACTGCTTGCTCTCGTTCTCGTTGAACCATAAACTGACTGACTTCCTGCATAGCCTGTTCATAGCGGAACTTCTGGAGTTCAGCATCAAGCTGCAGTTGTGCAGTTGCTGGGTCAATCAAGTCTTGAGATTCAAGTTCGTGATAACGCTGTTTAATAGACTCTTCTTGAGCCTGAACCTGTTGCTGTTGAATAGCCTTCTGTAAGTCAGCAGACGATTGAAATCCCTGCTGTTCAAACTGACTAATAACATCAGCCCACTTGTCCAAGCGTTCAGAATAAGACTTAGCCTTATCATTTACTTCCCTGAACCTATCGTAAGGGATAGGACCGGGTTCCTTGGTATCGCTGACTGGCTGTGACAGATAACCGAAGTTATCGTCATTTGTGGATTGCTCCACTGGGACCGTAGCACTATCGTTAACGCCTGTTGTGCTTACAGTATCGTAGTCGGCGGCTCCACGAACTGCGTCCAAAATAGCGTTTCCAACGCCATAACCGTCTGACGCACCCGTTGATGAATCGGGTGTATGTATCATCATCTCGTCTGACAAATTTATCGTACTCCTTATTTACAAACTTGCCAACTATCCGTTGGCGTTTGGAATGATTTGATTCTTAAGTTTTTCCTTAGAGATATCAACTATTCCCTTTGCAGCATCGTTCTCCTGAGTCAGGCGTGAACGCTCCCGCATCTTTAGAAGGTCAGCTTCAGTCTTAGCAGCAACCTGAGCTTGAATCTTCTGTATATCTAATTGAGAAAGCATCTGAGCTTCCTCTGGGTTGAACCGCTTTACGGATTCAGCAGCAACCTGTTGTTGTTCCATCATCTGCTGTTGCATCATCATTGCCTGTTGAGCCATACCCTCTTCTTGGTCATTCAAGTGCTGAATAATCTTTGAGGTCTCAGGTATGTTGAGCATACTAACAACCAACTTATTAGTTGATGGGTCACCAGGGTCACCGAACAATCCCATCTGACGCATAGCAAGCAACTTCTGCAACTTCTGGTCAGGGCTATCTTCCATACTGGACCCCGGTACGTAGACAATACGATACTGACCACCACTGCGAATATGGTCAAAGGTAATGACACCCTGCTCGATATCCTCATAAGGATTAGATTCTTGGTCAACATTACC